AATCCAAAAGCTCCTCAAATGCAGGCAGCGATGGAAGCTCATTTAGCAGAACATATAGCTTTCCAATACAGACTAGAAATTGAAAAACAACTTGGTGTACCTCTTCCAAAAGAAGATGAAGTAATGCCAGAAAATATTCAGAACCAAGTAGCTAGGCTTTCAGCTGGCGCAGCACAAAAACTGTTGCAGCAGAATCAAGCTGATGCGTCTCAAAAACAAGCACAGCAAATGCAGCAAGATCCGTTGATTCAAATGCAACAACAAGAGCTTCAAATTAAGCAACAAGAGTCTCAAGTTAAAGCTCAAAAAACTATGGCTGATATTGAACTTGACAAAGCTAAATTAATGCTAGAGCAAGAAAAATTATCAACTAATATTCAACGAGATATGATTTTAGAAAAAGCTAGAATTGAATCTAATGAACAAATTGCTGGAGCTCAATTAGGAGCTAAAGCAGTAACAGACGATAAAGCAATTAAGGCAAAAGAATTACTTGAAGGTGCTAAGATGGGCGTAGCAGTAGTCCAAAAAAATAAAGACATAGCACTTCGAGCACAAGAATCTCAGTTGCGTAATGCGACTAAGGTAGACGTAACAAAACTCAAGGATGAAACTCAACTTAACGAAAGGGAATAAAAAATGGCCAACAAAACGTTAATGCTTCTATCAACCCAGGTAGAAGAAAGACGCAAAGCATTATTAGAAGACATGGGTAGAGGAACTAATAAGTTTGAATCTTATTTAACCGCTACTGGAGAAATAAAGGGATATATGATAGTTCAAGGTATGATAAGCGACGTAATGGCTGCTGACAATACTGTAGAACAAGAAATGTTTGACTCCACACCTACAGATAATGTAGTTACGCTGGAGAAAAAATAATGACTATCGCTACCCCAGACAAAAAAATAGTTTCCGCATCTGGAAAACCTATTAGATCACAAATCACTACAACTAAAGACGGTAAAAAAGTATCAGGAGATGAGGCGATTGCAAAATTAGCCACACAACTACCTGACGTTAAAGGCTATCGACTGTTGTGTATTGTTCCTGAAGCAGAGGAAACATACGATGGTGGTATTGTAAAATCTGCTGATGTTAAGAAGATTGAAGAAGGAGCAACTGTTTGTTTATTTGTAATGCAGTTAGGCGACTTAGCTTACAAAGACAAAGCTAGATTTCCAGAAGGCCCGTGGTGTAAAGAAGGAGACTTCGTTATTACTCGTGCTTACGCAGGTACTAGAATTAAAATTCACGGAAAAGAATTCCGCATAATAAACGACGATACCGTAGAAGCAGTGGTCGATGACCCTCGTGGCTACGAACGCGCATAGGAGATTAGCATGGCTGAAATTATAAACGAAATACCCGACGAAGAAGAACTGACCGGTGGTGAAGTAGAGGTAGATTTAGAAACAAAAGAGAAACCAACAAAATCTACAGCAGATGTAGAACGGGTAAAACAAGAGCCTAATGTTGCTCCTGACCAAGAAGAGTTATTTGAAATAGAAGAAATAGATGACACTCCCTCGGCAGATAAAGGGAAAGAACCACTCCCTGAAAAAATAGTAGACGAATTAGAGAAAGATGACTTAGAAGGATATTCTGATCGGGTGAAGCAAAGAATGGCTCAGCTTAGAAAAGTGTATCACGATGAGCGCCGTGCTAAAGAAGAATCTTCTAGAGAACGGGATGAAGCAATTAACTATGCACAAAAAGTTTATGACCAAAATAACCAGCTTAGAAAGACTTTAAGTAGTGGAGAAGAGGAGTATATTACTACTTTAAAAAGTAAGTACGAATCAGATTTGTCAGTCGCAAAAAAAGATTATAGGGAAGCTTATGATTCAGGCGATACTGATAAAATTATTGAAGCTCAAACTAAAATGAACGATGCTCAGTATCAATTATCATCGGCTAAAAATCTACAGCCGCAATATAATATTCCTTTACAACAAGAGCAAAATAGCGTACAAAGTAATAATATAGCAACAACACAACCTAAACAAACAGCTCCTGATTCACGTGCCACAGAATGGCAAGCGACGAATGAGTGGTTTGGTAAAGACGAAGAAATGACATCTTTAGCTTTAGGAGTACACGAAAGATTAGTTAGAAGTGGAATAGATCCTACTTCTGAAGATTACTACCATCGTATTGATGAGACGATGCAAAAACGATTCCCTGAGAACTTTGAGGGAAACTCGTTGGAACCGGAGAGACCCGCCCAACGCAAACCATCTAACATAGTAGCCCCGGCAACGCGTAGTACCGCGCCAAAAAAAGTACGCTTATCAAAAAGCCAAGTTGCTTTAGCTAAAAAGCTTAAGCTAACACCGGAACATTATGCTAGAGAATTATTAAAATTGGAGAACGCAAATGGATAAGGCAACAGAAAGTAATACAATAAAAAGAACTGACCGAGAATTAGAAAACCGAGAAAGCAAAGTTAAAGAATGGAAGCCAGCAAGTTCGCTACCAGAATTTAATCAGAAAGCTGGATGGTCTTATAGATGGGTTAGGAGCTCTTTATTAAATGAGCCTGATAACATGAACGTTTCTGCAAAAATGCGTGAAGGCTGGGAACCGGTAAAACATTCGGAACACCCAGAGATTCATTTAGCGGCAGACCCTAATTCACAATACAAAGACGGTATTGAAATTGGTGGTGTGCTATTATGTAAAATCCCATCTGAATTAATGGAACAACGTCAAGCTTATGTAGACAAAGCAACAAGGCAACAGACCGAGGCAGTTGATGCGCAATATATGAATCAAAATGATCCTCGTATGCCTAAGTTTGCTGAAGGTCAAGAGACTGGCAGTTCTAAATTTGGTAAGGGAAACAAATAGGAGAAATATCATGGCAGCAGTTGCAGCCCCTTACGGACTAAGAGCCGTAAACCATTTAGGTGGTACCCCATATGCGGGTTCTACTAGAATGTATCCTATTGCGACAGGAACAGCTACTAACATATACTACGGTGACGTGGTTAATGTTTTAGGTTCAGGTTTTTTGACGCAGAGTAGAACTGTTGGAACCGCAGCAGCACCTTTTGTAGCGGGAACAGTAGGAATATTCGTAGGATGTACATTTACAGACCCAATTTCGGGTAACGTAACATTTAGACAAAATTGGCCAACAGGTACAGTTACAGCAGACGCATTAGCGTATGTAGTTGATGACCCAGCAGCAATTTTCCAAGTGCAAGCAAACGCAACAGTAGCAGCAGCAGCTTTAGGCTCATGTTGTTCTATAATTGCTCAAGCAACAACTACAGGAAATTTACTATCTGGTAACTCAGTAACACCGGTTAACGCCGCGACACTTAGCGTAAATCAAGACGCTTTTAAAATTGTCGGTTTTGTTGATTCACCAACTTCCACTGTAGGCGATGCATTTACCGACCTACTTGTTAAATTTAACCCAGTAGCGCACGCTTATACAAGCGGCGTTGGTATCTAATTAAGGAGAATGACAGATGGCAATTTCAAGAGCCCAGCTCCTTAAGGAGCTTTTACCAGGACTTAACGCTTTATTCGGTTTAGAATATGCGCGTTACGGAGAAGAGCATAAAGAGATTTACGAAACTGAATCTTCAGACCGTTCTTTCGAAGAAGAAACAAAACTAGCTGGCTTTGCAGCCGCACCTCTGAAATCTGAGGGAGCAGCTATTGCATATGATAATGCACAAGAAGCTTTTACAGCTAGATACAACCACGTAACAATTGCTTTAGGCTTCAGTTTGACTGAAGAAGCAGTTGAAGATAATCTATATGATAGTCTTTCAGCTCGTTATACTAAAGCTCTTGCTCGTTCAATGGCAAATACTAAGCAAGTTCGTGCAGCTAATGTTTTAAACAATGGCTTCAATGCAGCTTTCTTAGGTGGCGATGGCGTAACATTATTTAATGCTGCTCATCCTACAGTGTCCGGCGGTGGTAACTCAAACAGACCAGCAGTTGGTGTGGATTTATCTGAGGCAGCACTAGAAGCCGCAGTGATTCAAATCGCAGCTTGGACTGACGAACGTGGCCTATTAATCGCGTCTAAACCACGTAGATTAATTATTCCACCAGCACTACAATTTGTTGCGACTCGTTTATTAGATACTCAACTTCGTGTTGGTACAGCTGATAACGACCTCAATGCATTGAGAAACAATGGTTCAATTCCAGACGGTTATTCAGTAAATCACTTTTTAACTGACGCAAATGCGTTCTTCTTAACTACTGACGTACCTAACGGTATGAAGCATTTTGAAAGAACACCATTAACTACATCTATGGATGGCGATTTTGACACAGGTAATGTTCGATACAAAGCCCGTGAGCGTTATTCATTCGGCTGGTCTGACCCGCTAGGTGTATGGGGTTCACCAGGTTCTTTCTAAATTGTAGAAAGTTCCACTCCCTGAAAAACCC